CAAATGAGGGATATGAGATTAATCGTATTCTTATTCCAACAAATGATGATAAGATTGAAATTCAACTAAAATAAAATTATGTATAAAGCTAAGGTAAATGGAGAGTGGTGTGGATCGGGAGAAAAAGATCCGCGTGTAGCTGCCAAAGATGGGTTTTATATTGTTAAATCGGATTATAAGACAGGTGAGATTAAAGCTTATAAGATTATAGAATACAGAGACCAATATGGAAGATTTACTAAAAGAGAATTAAAAGATGCCGATATTGAAATTGTTAATACAAATATAATTGAAAATAATGGCAAATCAAGGACCTGTTAATAAACAGAAAATCTATGAACAAATCGAAGAAAGAACAGGAGTACCAAAGCACAAGGTTGAGAAAGCTGTTAAGCATGAGTTCTCAAGGACTGCTGAACTCATGGCTAGTGGAGACAGAGAGAAGAAAGAATTTCCTTCTATTAGACTACAATATTTCGGAAAATTCGACGTACATCCCAAACGAATAGAATATCTACAAAAGAATGATTAGTAATGAAGACTTTCATGATGATTCGGTGTTAACAAATATAGCATATATATTTAGTTCATTTGGAGCATGGGGAAACCCACTTGCTCTATCTATAATGCTTGTGTTTTCAACCATTTTAGCAGTAGCAAGTAGTCTTTTTCATGCTACAATGATGCGCTGGACTGAGAATTTTGATATTGCTTCCACAATAATCTATCTGTCCTGCATAGCAGCAATTGTAGTTTCAAGCTGGACAAATCTAGGATATTTGATTATTCCTGCTGCAATCCTATTTTATGTAGCTAATCTTGAAAGAATTAAGAGAATCTATCATGTAGTTGGATGGATTGTAGCTATTATCATTATGTTGACTTTCCAGATTGGATGGCTGACAATTCTACCAGCAACACTTGTTAGTATAGCAGGTTATCTACAGAGAACAAGTAAAATAAATAGTTGGGGTCATTCTCTATGGCATATTTTTGGTTCTATCGCGGCCTTTTTAACACTAATGCTAATTTAAAACAATGACTAAGAAAATTAAATACTATAGAGGAGTTATTAAAAAGATTTTGAATAAGTTTGAAGGAGATGAATACTCTATTCAGTTAGAATGGATTAGTAGTTCAGCAGAAGAATTTTCTTACAGAAGGCGTTCTCATAAGTATTCAGAAAAGTGTCAATATAAGCTTACAGAAGCTAGAATGCAGCTTGGAAACTCTCTTAAATATATTTCTGATGAACAGAATCCTTATAGAAAAGCTTCTCTAAATAGAATGATTGGGGAAAGTGATCATATTCCAGATCCGGTAGAGGAAGATGTAAACTTTAGAATGCCGGGATTTAACTCTAAAGTGAAGACTATTGACTACCTTAGAGAGCTTTTGGAGCAAATGAAGCTAGAGATATTTAATCTAAAGATTAAGTGTTCGGAAGAAGCTACTGTTCATCTTGATGATGCTATTAATAAGATTTCTCTTGCTAAAAACTACTTGGGTAGGATTTTATACTGTATCAAAAAAGTAAAAGAGTTCGATAATGCACGGAAAATTGCTTAGATTGGAGAATCCTGTAAAGGCAACCCCACATCCTGCTACTACTCAAATTAAAGAGTTTAAGAATATGCTAGATGAGGTAGAAAACCCAGTACGTCATTTAGCATATATCTATCATATGAATAATCCAGACTCTAGTTATTCTGGATACAATGACGAAGTTAGAGAAGAGGAGGTTAAAAATGATCTATATGGAGATAGAGAATATGAAATTCCTGAAGTAGTTAAGACGGCAGAAGAGAAGTATGTAGAGTTGACAACAACACCTGAAGAACGTCTTCTAAGAAGTGCTGTAAACTCTATTTACAGCCTTATTGATTATCTTGATGAATTTGATCCTACTGAAAGAGATAAAAATGATAAGTTAGTTTGGAGTACAAAGGACTATATTCGTAATATGGAGAAACTTTCCAGTGTAGTTGAGACTGTAAAGGATCTTAGAGAAAAGGTTGAAAAGGGTGAGAAAGCACAAGGGGATGTTAGAGGTGGGGTTGATCTTACTGAATATAATAAGGGTGAACGATGAAATTTTCCAATCAAAGAGAGCTTAGAAGACAGGCTATTAAGTTTGAGAACGAAGGTTTCTATTGTGATGCTCCTAGAGGCACTAAAGGTTATTATGAGTATTGGGATGAGCAAAAGAGAAGGTGTCTTGAAGGGTATTCAGTAGGAGATTTGTCGATTACTGGATATCATTATTACTATCTCAATTTTGGTCGTATTGAAAGAGTATTTGAAACACAAAATGGAGCAGAGGAACAGATGGGATTTCCTTTGTTCTATGACTGGGATTATAATTACTTTTGGTCACTATATATAGCAAAGAATGGAATAACAGAAGACAAATATGAAGATCTTGATCTCGATGTAAACATAGATGACCTTTCTGGGGGTAATCATATGGCTGTTATTAAGGCCCGAAGAAAAGGATACTCCTACAAAGCAGCCTCAATGCTTGCTAGAAACTTCTGCTTAAAGCAAAATTCCAAGAATTATGCGATGGTGAGTGATTCTGAATATCTTCTTGGAGATGGATTATTCAGTAAAACATGGGATCAACTTGCCTTTATGGAGGAAAATACTCCATTTGGTCAACCAAAGCTGACTGATCAGAAGCTTAAAAAGGTATCTGGATATAAGGAAAAGAAAAGGGGGATTGAGGTAGAAAAAGGAACTAAGAATGCAATTATTGGAATATCTCTTAAGGATAATCCAGAAAAAGCTGTTGGTAAGTCTGGAGAGCTTGGATTTTTTGAGGAGGCGGGTAAGTTTCCCGGTCTTATTGAAGCATGGGAAGCATGTAGACCTTCTTATGAGCAGGGAAAATATACTACGGGGACGATGATTGCCTATGGAACTGGGGGTACTAAAGGTGCTGACTATGAGGGATTAGAGGAACTATTCTTTAATCCTGAAAATTATAACGTAATTCCAATCAAAAATAAATGGGATGATGCAAGTGAAAGTAATACATGCTCATTCTTTGTTCCTGCATATGTAAATCTTGAGGGATTTATAGATAATAATGGAAAGTCAAAGGTAGAGGAAGCAAAAACATATCTTAATCAAGAGCGAGAGGAAAAGCAGGAATCTGATGATCCAAGAGGATATAACAAGCATGTAGCCCAATTTCCCTTTACTCCAAGAGAGGCTACAATGAGGGTTGATAATAACATCTTTCCCACAAATGAGCTTAATTCTCAACTATCGGAGGTTATATCAAAGAATAAGCATAAGGCTCTTACTTCTGGTACTCTATACAGAGAAGAAGGAGAAGTTAAATTCAATCCAGATGCAAATGTAAATCCAATATTTAAATTCCCTACTCCCAAAGATACTGATAGGAGAGGAGGTGTTGTTATTAAACAGACTCCTTATAAGACGGATGCTGGTAGAGTACCTGATAATATGTACATGATCTGTCATGACCCCTATGCTCATGATGGATCTCCCGAAGGATCTTCTCTTGGGGCAGCCTATGTAATTAAGCGTGTAAATGATATTGATCTTACGTATGCAAATTGTCCTGTGGCTTCTTATGTAGGAAGACCATTAAAGCAGGATACTTATAATAGAAATCTCTTCCTTCTTGCTGAGTATTATAATGCTAAAATTGCCTTTGAAAACAATAGGGGAAATGTGATGGAGTATGCTAAAAATAATAATTTACTTCATCGCTTATATGAGAAGCCAAATATACAAGAAAATAGACATAGAAGTAGACCAAGAACAACTCGAACATATGGCCTTACAATGAGTAGTAAAAGCATGAAAAATCAGGCAGAAGTATATATTCGTGATTGGCTTCTAGAGGAATATGCAAAGTCTGCCGAAGGAAAGAGAACACTTGTACTTAATAAAATTCTGGATCCTGCACTATTAAAAGAGCTTGCAAATTACAATGAGGATGGTAACTTTGACCGTGTTTCTGCCCTAATGGTTGGTATGTATTATCTTAGACAGTTACAGAACCAAAAGGTCAGAAAGCAAGATCCAGTTGAAGAACACAGCGACTTCTTTAATCGAGAACTATTTCCAAAATAGTCTGTGAGCGTACTTAAAAACACATCAACGGATATTCCAAGGCAACGTCTGCCAAGAGAAGAAAAGGATTTTGAGTGGCAGAAGAAAAATATTGATGCTTTCTATGATATTTCCTATTTTTCCCAGATTCCCAAAGGGGGTACATCCTATGACCTTGTAGAAAAGGCATATGATCTATATAATGGTGTAATTGATGAGGATGATTACACTCATGTACTGAAGCCCTATGGGAAAAAGAGGCAGAACTTTCCCGCTGAACTACACAATTATCCAATTCTTAGGCCTATCGTTGATCTCCTATTGGGAGAGAAAAGAAAGCGGCCTATGAATTATTCGGTGGTTGTGGAAAATGATGATATTGTCTCTCGAAAGTCTGAGGAGAAGAGAAAAGAGGTAATGAGAGCAATTAAGCAGAGATTTCAAGATGAGCTTAGAAAAAGAGATGTTCTACCAGGAGAATCAAGACAGAATCAACCGGAAAGAAAGGATCCACCAAGACCAAAAGAAGTTGCAGAGGAGTTTGAAGAAAACTATAGAGATGAAAGAGCTATTCAGGGACAGAAGGCTTTAAATATTATCCAGCAAGAGAATGAGGTAGAGCGTAAATTTCTTGAAGGCTGGAAAGATTGGCTAATTGCTGGTAAAGTTGGTTCTCTGAGAGATATCATTGGTGGAGAACTTAAGTATGAGATTCTTAATCCCCTTCATCTAGACTATGATAAGAGTCCAGAAGTAGAGTTTATTGAGGATGGTGATTGGGCTGTTATCCGAAAGTACGCACAGCCAAGTGAGGTTGTAGATGAATATTATGATGTTCTCACACCCGAACAAATTGACCAGATAGAGAATCCTGAGCTTGATAGAAGTGGTGATTACTTGATCTATGATGATCTATATAATGATGAACATGAGGATGAGCATACAACCAGGCTTGTAGAAGTTGTTCAATGCTACTGGAAAAGTAGAAAGAAGATTGGAATTGTAGAATATATTGATCAATTTGGTCAGATTCAAAAGAAACAAGTTGAAGAGGACTATAAACTACAGCAAAATGATCTTACAGTAGAATGGCATTGGATTAATGAGGTCTGGAAAGGAACTAGAATTGATGAAGATATTTATGTAGATATTCAACCACATCCTATTCAAAGACGGGATATGGATAATCCAAGTAAATGTAAGCTTCCAATTAACGGAAGAAAGTATTCCGATAGAAACTCACCAAATGTGAGTCTAATGATACTTGGATATCCCTATCAGTTAATGTACAACATCTTTAAATACCGTCTGGAGAATGAAATTGCCAAGTCAAAGGGTGTTATTGCTCAACTTGATGTAAATATGATTCCTGATGGTTGGGATATGGATAAATACATGTATTATATTGATGCTACTGGAATTGCTTGGCAGGACTTTCAGAAGGAAGGTATTCAACCAAATCCACACCAACAACAGGTGATGGATCTTACAATGGAAACTGCAACTCAGTATATTCAGCTTCTTGAATACACAAAGAAGGAAGTATATGATCTAATTGGTATTAATCCACAGAGGCAAGGGAAGACTGGTCAATATGAAAAGGTTGAGAACGTAGAAAATGCTATTCAGCAGTCAACTTCAATGACCGAAGACATGTTTGCTAAATTTGCTGAATTTGAAGAGAGAGAATTACAGGGACTTCTTGATTACAGCAAGTGGGCATGGGTGAATGGAAAAAGTTCTAACTTCAAAATGTCTGATAAGTCAGAAGAAATTGTAGATATTGATGGATATGAACACGCTGAATCAAATTATGGAGTATATGTCTCAGATGCTCGACAGGATGTAATTAATCTCCGTAAGGTCAAAGAACTTGGTCAGGCTATGCTTCAGAATGATGCTGCTACACCTGCTGATATAGCAGAGATCCTTGATTCTCAGTCTATGAGTTCTGTAAAAGAAAAGCTTAGAGATGCTGAGGAGCGTAGAAATAAGCTTATTCAGGCAAGACAACGTGCTGAGAAAGCACAGCAGGAGGCTAAAAGAAATCTTGAGCAGCAGAAAATTGAGTCTGAAATTCTACAGACTCGCCTTGATAATCAGGCTGATCTTGAGGAGGCGAAGATTAAGCAAGGTACTGAGATTGAAAAAATGCTTGAAGAAAAGGAAATTACTAGAGAAGAGCTTGAACAAGAAAAGAGAGAAATGGAATCTGATGAGAAGTTTGCTAAGATGCAGCAGAAAAAAGAGGCTGGAGCTAGAGAAGAATAGTTATATAT